GCGGCCTAAGGGAACTGGGGAGGGACAAGTTCCCTCCCCACTCACTTTCGGAGTAATCAATCATGGCAAAAGCAAAATCACCAGTCGCGTCCTCGTTCGGAAAGAAATTCTCTGCGAACCTCGACAAGGCATTCAAGACGATCAAGTCCCCCACGTTTGCGGTTGGATTTTCCAACGTCAACATCTGGGCCGATTTGGGTAATTACGCGTTGAATCGAATCATGTCCGGTCGTTTCGACCGAGGACTTCTGTTCGGTCGGAAGTACATTTTTTACGGAGATTCCGGTAGCGGCAAGAGCTATCTCGCGGCTACGGTTGCGGGTCGGTGCCAGAAGGCTCACGGGGCTCACGTCGTCTGGGTAGACGTGGAAAAGGCGAACGATCAGGATGCGGGTAAGGAATGGCTTACTAACGCCGGGGTCGATATCAACGATGAGGGTTTTCATTACGTTCGTGCGGGTACAACGCAGGATGCGCGGTCGATCCTGTCCGACATCTGTCAGGAATACCGCTCGGCTCAGGAAGAGGGCCAAGAATATCCTCCGATGGTCCTCGTTGTGGACTCGTGGGCAATGATGAATACGCCGAATCAAATGGAAGCCGCCGAAAAGGGCGAGCAGAAGTTTGATCGTGGTCTGCGTATCCAGATGATCGGACAGATCATCATCGACTGCGTGCATATGACTTCTGGATTGCCAATTCTGACAATCGGCGTGCAGCATATCATGGACTCCCAAGAGGAATATGGTCCCAAGCATAAGACCACGGGTGGTCACAAGATGCTCTACGCGGCCTCGGGTTGCCTCTTGTTGACCAAGGCGAAGCTTGGGAACAACGATTCGGAAGATCAAGAAGTGGTCACCCACTACAAAAATCTCTCGGAGAAAATGACAGCGGACTTGAAGAAGAAGTACGCGAAGAATTCCAGCGGGGGTGGTGGTAAGGCCATCGGTATCACTTGTATCGCCGAAAACATCAAGTCCCGGGCGAGCAAGCCATACGAGAAGATCAATATCCAAATTCCGTATCTTACGGGTATTGATCCCTACTCGGGACTGTTCGACGTGATGATGTCCGAAGGCGCTCTCACCACGGAGAGTGCCGGATGGTACCAGTACACGAACTTGGACAAGAAGGTCGTGAAATTCCGCAAGGCTGAATATCGCGATCATGTGGACAGCATCATGAAGACGATGCAGCCCGATGTGTCCTTGAAGGATTCGTCCAAGCCCGCAGTAGTGGTTCCCGAACAAGAGGGTCCGGAAGATGGCGAGTGATGCCCTATCACGGTTGAAGGCAACCTATCAGAAAAAGGGGTCGGGGAGATCATCTCCGACCTCCACCACGGTATGGCCGGAATTGGTCAAATCTGCGGAGGCCGACAATAAACTGATGATCCACCGGTATTACGAAATCGTAACTCGGGGGACTAATTGGGACGCCACCCGATATCAAAAATTCGAAGAAGCCCTGAACTACTATCGTATCGTCGTGGAGAATGCACATCAACACGCGACCGCCGTGGGGAATCTGCTCTTACTCGCGCAGGAGACCCCGGGGTTGCAGACCTTATACGGTGGTGTTCACGTCGATGCCTCGCAGGTTAGAAAATATCTGGAAGAGGCGTTGAACATCCAAAAGGCCCGCAAGGTGAAATGGCTCATGAATGATCCAGAGGCGATTCGCCAACACGGGGCATTGAAAGTCACCGAGGCCGGAAAGTGGGCCGAGGCAGATGATGAGATTGCGGATTTGACTCTCTACGTACGGCGTTTCGCGAACGCGGAGAATCAACTCGGAAATATTATGAACGGATTCACTACCCGTTCCGTGATGATTGCCAAAATCACCACGATCCGGGAAGCCGGTCTCGAAGAGGTGTGGGTTGATCCCACGCGGGAGACCCTTAATGAGTAGAGAAGTCATCAAGGAGAAACTACAATTCTTGGCCGGTGGTCGTGATCCACGAACTGCGATTCTCACCACTCACGGAAAACTATTCTGGATCACCGATCCCCGACCTCAGGATGTTGACGTTCGGGACATCGCCCAAGGGATTGGATCGATCAACCGATTCATTGGTCATGGAGAATGGCCGATCACGGTCGCCACTCATTCTCTACTTTTGTCCAAACTGGTTCCCGAGGAATTTCGGGAGCAGGCGATATGGCACGATGCCACCGAGGCGTACATGTTGGACCTTCTTCATCCCTTGAAGGAACGCGTGTTCAAGGGATATTCCGAGATCGAGGATCGTCTGTTCGGGGTGATCTGTAACCGATTCAATTTCCCATTCGTGAAACTCTCTCCGGATTTCCATCAGTATGATCGTCGTATGGGTTGTGCGGAACTCATGTGCATGTTTCCCCAGCACGGGATCGAGTATTTGGAGATGATCGGAATCACGGATAAAGACATTGACGCGGCCCGGAATTGGATGCAGTGGGTTCATTACAATCATTATGTGAATTCCGGCGCGGAATGGTTGCTAGAAGCTCGATTGACGATCCAAAAGTATGCGAACCGCTAAGATCACAATCCTCGATGAAGTGAATATCCTTATCGGGGGTGTTAATCCAGATACGACAAAGAAAATCAGAGATCACCTCACCCACTATGTGACGGGATACCGGTTCATGCCCAAATACAAAATGGGATGGTGGGATGGTACCATCTGTTTGATGACCGAATCGGGAAAAACCCGATTGGGACATTTGCCGGATATTCTTCCCATACTGGAGAAGGCCGGATACGGGGTCAACCTCGTGGACAAACGCAAGGATTGGTCTCATATCGCGGAACAGATCACCCTCGTGGATGAGAACGTCCATGAGGGGCTATTCTGGGCCAAAAACGGCAAGCCCGTTGTCCTCCGTGACTATCAGGTAGAGGCGGTGAATACCTCTCTACAGGCCGGGGGAGGCATAATGGAACTCGCGACCGCCGGTGGAAAATCGATTACGTGTGCAACCATCGCGAAGAAATATGCCCCTTTCGGTTACGTGGTTGTCATCGTCCCTACGATTCAACTCGCCTTGCAGACGCGTTCGACCTTTCGAGATGCCGGAATCGACGCAGGAATTTGGTACGGTGGGGAGCATGATAGAAAGCAAGTCACCCTATCGACATGGCAAAGTCTTGATCACTATGAAGAACTCATGGAGGGCGTCGTATGCGTGATTGTAGACGAATGCCAAGGAGTCTCTGGGAAGACATTAGACTCTATTCTGTCTGGATCGGGTAAAAACGTCCCGTTCCGGTACGGTTGTACGGGATCGCTGCCCGAGAGTGTTTTGTTCCAGAAACAAATTAAATCCGTTCTCGGCCCTGTGATGTTTGAGTTGCCCGCTTGGAAGTTGCAAAAACGCGGCGTTCTGGCTCAATCCATCATTCATCAAATCGAGATCGATGACAAATCCCAAAAGGAATGGAAGTACTATACGAGAACCAACGACGAACGCACGTGGGATGACGATCTCAAATGGATGATGGGGAATGAGGAACGGGTCCGTGTTATTGCGGATATGATTCAGATAATTTCCCAAACCGGTCCCAGTCTGGTCCTCGTTTCACGCAAAGAATTTGGAAAAACTCTTGAAAGGTCTATTCCCGGGTCTATCTATATGGATGGTGACGTGAATGCGAAAATCCGAGACGAGGTGTTCCGGGAATTCAATGGCTACGAACAGGGGACGTTGATATGTACCGATGGCATCGCGGCGGTCGGCATTGATATTCCCCTACTGGCGAATGTGATTCCTATCGAACTCGGGAAACAGTTCGTGAAGATCATGCAGGTCATTGGACGAGGATTGAGAAAAGAAGGGGAAAAGACCCACGTTGAGATTTGGGATTTCCACTCAAATGATGGATTCAGCGCGTCTCACGCGAAGGAACGTCAAAGACTATATCGGAAGGCGAAGCAGCAATACGACGAGACCAAGATAGGGTACTGATGTATATTTTGAGTGCGGACAATCGAATCCTCAACACGGACCAGATCAATCGAGAGACTCGGTATTGGGTACTCTCGTTCGAGGATTATCAGGAACCCGACTTCTTTCATCGTACGTTGACGGCGATTGAAGAATACACGTGTCCCGCGATTTCTTTGGATATTGGGGACTACACCTGTGTGGTTCCGTTGCACTGGAGAATCTTGTGTTCGGACTATGAGAACGTGCAGACGATTCCCTTGGAAGAGATCAATCGGAATGATCACATCGTGTTCGCGTTCAACCCGATCAGTAGTTTCATGCCGGATTACTTGACCATGAGAGTCTCGACTCGCCTTCCGGCGATTTATCCCAGTCTTAATTGGTCCTGTCCGGTGATGTCCGAGAAGGACATGATTGTGGTGCCGCTTCTCGCGAACAACTCATCCGCCGGGGATAAGCCGAGTTGTGTGATCTTTTCCACCAACAAGCACGACGTTCATTTACCCTCGTCGGACATCTGGTAACATGGCGAAGCCCCAGATAGACCTGTTCCTGATCCTGAAACATCTCGATCTTCGGGACTTCACCGTGTATGATCAATTGTCGGATGATCCCGAAATGCTCAAAGAGTTCGAAACCCAAGTCGGTTGGCTCATTCCCCAGTGGATGACCGGTGGGGTGACCGAGAGTGGTCATCGGGGGATGATCGAGAAGTTCGATGACACCGCCAACGAACTCTGGGGGAATCTCAAAACGAACCCCCGGATGAGAGCCAAGCTTCTCGCCGCGTGCGGGACGGGCCATCCCATGAAACACCGATTTACCCGGCCCAAGGGGATAAAGAAGGTCGATCCCCTGACCGCGATGGTGTTGGAAATCTACCCCGATGCGAAACCCGAGGAAACCAAGCTATTCCTAAAGGGGGCTAGTCCGGAGGAGATTCTTGATCTATGTAAGAGCCTTGGATATCAAAAAGAAGACCTCACCAAGATCGAGAAACTCCTATGATCGAAAAAAACTTCCGCTGCCCGTATTGTGAGAGATCGTTCACGCGCAAGCCGTGGTACGAAAAGCACGCGTGTGAGTCGAAGCGTCGGTTCTTGGCGAGGAACAACATCAACACGGTTTTGGCGAATCGGCTCTATAACTACTGGATGAAGAAGCTCGTGAAAAGGAAGCGGGACTCCTCGGTGGAGGAATTCCAGAAAGTCCGTGAGTATAAGCTGTTCATGCGGCTGGCCGAGTTTTGTCGTCTCAACTATCTCGTAAGCAATGTCCGATATGTGGATTGGTTGATCGAGACCAAGTGCCGTGCCTCGCGGTGGACCCACGGATACAATCTGAACAACTTCCGGGAATGGATGAGAAACCACGAAGACCCGGTCGCTCAAGTGGATATCACCCATAAGAATGTCACCCAATGGTGCCGCGATAACAATCTCCCGAAGAAGGACTTCTTCAAATACGTTCCCCCAGTGCTCGCGTTGGAGATGATACGGGAGAATCGGCTGCTGCCGTGGGTTCTGTTCGGACATAGGGGATCGGAGGATCAGCTTATTCCCCGGTTCACGCAGGATTTGATGTACGAGATGGACGATTTCCTCAACGCCTCTCATTGGATCGACAAGGTCACTCGGGAAACCAAGTCACTTGATTTGGTCCGCGTGGAATGCGAAAGACTGTTTAATGAGTCTGCCTGATGTCGATCTGGATGTGGGTGACCGAGACGCGGTCCTAAACCTGTTCCCTCGGGGAATCGGGGCCAGTCTGCTCGCCTCGGATAAAACCCGGTTGATCAAGCACGAAACCGGAATGTACTTGCAGAATATACCGAGTGATCCCGATACCCGGTTGGCCGTGTTCCCCTATAAGGACGCGGAGGAACGGGGATTCATGAAAATGGATATCCTGTACAACCGGGTCTATGCGGATTTGATCCCCGTCGAGTTAGATGCGCTCATGGAGATGGAAACCGATTGGGACTGGTACCTCGATCCCCGGTTCTACATCGAGGATGTGACCACGTCCAGTTTGGTCCACCTAGGCGGCTATTACAAGGTCGTGAAGAGGCATCCCCCAAAGTCCGTGGGTGATCTTGCCGTATTGATCGCGATGATCAGACCGGCCAAAAAACACCTCGTGGGGAAGCCGTGGGAAACCATCCTGTCCGAAATATGGACCAAGACGGACGAGGGGTTCGCGTTCAAGAAGTCGCATTCCTTGGCCTATGGATTGCTTGTGTCCCTCCATGCCAAGGTTATTGCGTTAGAATTGTCCTGATCCCATGCCGTAGTTCATGCCTCGCCCCCGACGAATCGACGCCACGTTTAGGGACCAACCAAACTCCTGATACGCCTTCGGAACTCTCCGAGGTCGGCCTCCAAACTCTGGATGAGAGCGGTTTTCTCATCATCGTTGAGACCATCTATTTGATCATTATGGACGAGTTCGAGCGAAGCCTTGATCTCGAAATACTTCACCGTGTACTCGACGGGTAACGAAGTTACAAATCGATAAGGCATGTGATTTCCTCCAAAATTAGGAAACCTTCATACTGGATAAAATCAACAATGTCAAGCGTGCGCGAAAATCTCGATACGACGCTTTTTGATCCTCTTCATGTACAGCGCGGACAAACTGAACGAGGGGCCGATCACCTGATCCACCGACTTCTTCGAAAGCCCCACGAGGGATTCTTGAAACTCATCAAACGGAATGCCGATGAAAAAATTGATGGGAATCGATTTACCCGACTCCCACCACCATTTGTCTCCGAATTCCATGAATTTTTTCTGTTGTCCGGTTTCCCGAATCTTGGACAGGTCATAGAAGTTGATATGTCGCTGGGTCTCGTTCTGGACGATCCCTACCCGGATTTCTCCGGTCGCCATCAGTAAATAAGTCAGAAAAGGAGACTTGGTTCTGGTCTCTTTCATCTGTTTCTCGATTTCCAAATCTATCTCCATTTTTATGCCGTAAGAACCATCTCGGCGGTGGGTATACCCTGATCGAGGATTACCGATCCAAACCGTGAACCATTAGAACTACACAACGCGGGGAATACCTCGTTGGAGGAATTGATCATGAAGAGTGACCAACATAAATTCGGCCCACCGCGTGAGCCGATCTGAGTTGTATCTGTTTGAGAAAGCATAACGAGGGTCTTGCCCTCATAGGGATCCAGCACTTCGGCTTCTTTCGCGAATACGATATCTGTGGTACCGCCGCCGATCACCCGTGCCTGACTCTCGGTGGAGATGTTCTTCCAGAACACCAGCTTGACCTTGAACGGGACGAGCGTGATTGGCATCCCATCATGGTTGCCGAACCAGAATTCCATGATCTCGGTCATTCCCGGGGTAATACGAAGAACCCCGTCGCTGGCACGATTCTGTCGTCCCGGAACCCCCACGCGAACGAGAGGAATCTCATATGAGACGTTGTAGATTATTCTGCCGCTCACTCAATTATTCTCCGTCATGTGATTTATTTACGTTGACGTGGATGAAATTCTAAGTGTTTGATTTTGCAGCAGAGTCGCCCCGGGGTTGACACGCCGGGAAGAATGGACAAGTCTGAATAGAACGGAGGTAAACTGATGATTCGCAAGGTAATACTCGCACTCGTCGTGCTGCTATGGAGCACCCACGCGTACGCCCAATACCCAGTCTTACACACGCCTAAGCCGAACTGTCATGCAATCAAGGCCAAGGGGGACCAACCCGGATGTCTTGCGTGTGCGGTGTTCTATGAATCCAAATCCGAGCCCCTTGAGGGGAGGCTTGCCGTCGCACTTGTCACGATCAATCGCACACTCTCCAAAGAATTCCCCAATACGATCTGTTCAGCGGTGTGGCAGACGAAACCCTCACGCCAGTATGATTGGACCGCACGGGCCTCGTTGGTTCCGGATAATCGTGATCAATGGGAAGAGGCCCTGAGGGTCGCTCATGCGGTTCACGAGTTATCGCAGAGGTCCGACTATCGCAGTTGGGATTTCACCCAGAACAGTATGTTTTTCCACGCCAAATCGATCCGCCCGGGGTGGCGATATCCGAGAATCGGCGAAATCGGCCAACATGTGTTTTATGGACTCCCCAACGAGGTGACGAAACCCCCGTTGTTTGAAAATCCTCGATACCCGAGTGGGAGACTGTAAGTAATGCCGAGATTGATCAATCTGAGACGTGAAATCCCCCCAAGGGAGAATTACGTCCGGATTGATCGACGGACAAAATGGGGAAACCCCTTTATCATCGGAATCCATGGCACACGGGAGGAGGTGATTGAACAACACCGCCTCTGGGTGCCCACTCAGCCTAGGCTGATGGCCGCTCTGGATGAATTGAAGGGTAAAGACTTGGGCTGCTGGTGCCATCCCCTGACCTGTCATGGAGAGAACTATTTCGTGCTAAACGGGGAGAAACTTACATGCGCGGATTCATCGGACTGGTAATTTCACTTTTGTTGATTCTCGGAACACCGTTGCGGGCGGAAAACGCGGCGACGCCTCATCATCCATTGCATCAAGATTTCTACATGAAGTGGATGCAACCCAATTCCTCAATGGGCTGCTGCAACGCCCGGGTGAAAACCCCAGACGGGGGCGAAGTCGGGGATTGTGAACCCGTGCCTGCGGAAATTAAAAACGGAAGCTGGAGGGCGTGGTTCCCGAAGGAAACCCGGTGGATTGATATTCCGGATGATCGTATTATCCGAGAACGAAACCCCGAGCAGGGTGGCCCAAATGGACACCTCTGCTATAATGAGTACACTAAGAAAGTGCTCTGCTTCGTGCCTCCGGATACCGGGGGCTAGAGTTTTTCGCGAGAAGCGGTTTCACCTCGGGTGCGTTCGAAGTGACGATTCATAAGCTGTCGGATATTCTCGCGTCCGACCGGATTCGAAGAATGAATCTGATATTGGAAATCAGGACAGAAATCGTCCTCGGAAAATTCCGTCAGCCATACCGCCGCATCGTATCCCGTCTTGAGGGGTCGTCCGTATGAATCACCCAAATCGTGATCGAACGAGATCAGGCGAATCGGAAACAAACCTGTTTCGTGAACGAAACCCACGAGTTCGTAGAACGAGCGCAGTACGATCCAATCGTGAGGATTCCCCGGAGGGTCTCTCATGTCGTCCAAATAGACTTGCATTGACACCTCCAAATAGACTTGCATTGACACAGTGAAAAATATACTATTCTGGTGTAGAATAATGGAAATGAAACGAAATGTCAACCGAATATCCCTTGAGGACCGTGGGACGGATCAAATACGATCCGGATCGTGGGAAAATGAAGAAACGCCGGGAGTGGTGGTGCGTGATCGAGCTTACCCCGGGCCTATGTGGGTATTTGCGGTGGCAGTATCATAATCACTGGTGGGAATACGAACCCGTCCGGAGAACCGATCTGTTCGCCCCGGCGTTCCACGATCATTGCACGTTGATCCGTGGGGAAATTCCTGAAATCCCCGAGGAGTGGAAATACAGGGATGGTGAAATCGTCGAAATCTTCTATAACAACACCATTCATATTGGGAATCAGTCCACCCATCGCGGAGATGTGCTGTTCTATCACGTGAATTGTCATGTCCCCGTCGCGAAGGACATTCGTTCTCGTTTGGGATTACCCTCGGGTAGATTTTGGAACGGGGTGTGGAAAGACTTCCATTATCACATCACGATTGGAAAAAACGTCGCCTCTTGATTTGGTTCCCATTTGGGATACCTGATCAAGTATGAGTGAGACCGCCATCCTGACCGAATTCATGCGAGCCGTGATGTCACGTCCGCATTACTCCGCTCGGGGTTTTCATAATATCAACTGCCCCGCTTGTGGAGATCAACGCAAGCGGGGTGGATTTGCTCCTACCGCGACTGGAGGATTTCGCTTTTTTTGTTATAATGGGGGCTGCGAATATAACGAATCCCCCACGGGGTGGGAACCCGGCAACGGCCTTGTTGGTCGGGTGAAACGATTGTACTTCCTCCTCGGGGGAAGTCTCCGAGCGATTCCCCTCAAGGAACAGATAGTCTCGAATACCGAACGGATCGACTCGGTCGAAATTACAACCAAATTCGATTCAGTGACCCTGCCCGGGGGATCGTTTCCACTCATGACTGCGTTGGAAAAGTTCGGTCAACGTGTTGTGCCCGTGGTGGAATATTTGTTCTCCCGTGGAGATTTTTACCTATATCCGGACTACGAGAGTCGCTTCTGGTGGTCCCCGGAGATGCCCACGAAACTGATCATCCCGTTTTTTCATCACGACCGTGTGGTGGGATACATGGGACGAGACATCAGGGTTAAGGGAGCCGATCCGGGACGTTTCGTGCAAACTGCCGCGTCGGACTATCTGTTCGATCAGCACCGGATACGAACTCTCGGGGGAAAGTATGTGTTTGTGATGGAATCTCCGATGAGTGCAATCCCCCTGAGTGGGACGGCGACGAGAGCGAATCGTCTCACCGCGAAGCAGATCAACTTCCTCAAAGTCTCGGATAAAACGCCAATCCTCATTCCCGACTACAAAGGGGAGGAGTGGAAACCCTATTTGAATTTGGCGGAACAGGAACAGTGGCCCGTGAGCACACCGAATTGGCCGTACAAGGATGTCGGTGAAGCCATGCAGGAAATGGGATGCTTGAAAGTCGCGACAATCCTAATGAATTCCATGACACTCAACTACAAAATGGCCGAACTCGTCATTAAGAAAAATGTGATGGTCGGTAATCGATGACGGAAGATTTCGACGTTTCCGAACTCGCCGGGGAGGCCCACTCGGACCCCGAAGCGAAAGAGACGTTCTCGGTAAAGAAAACTCTATCGCTGACCGCGAATAAAGAAGAGATGATTCTTTCTTACTTGGCCGCGAACCCGAACCTATACGTTCGTGCAAAACCCCTGTTAAAGTCGGCTTGGTTCTCGGGGAACCATGGTGAGGTCGCGAAGTTCCTTCTCGAATATTTCACCACCCATAAGTCCCTCCCCTCGCAACTCGCAATCCGTGGGAAGACCGGCGTGGAACTGGATCGTCCATCGGACGCGCACGAACCACAGGTGATGAGGTTCATCGCCGACGAAGTTGAGGCATTCTGCCGGGACAACTCATTGAACGATTTCCTCTCGGACGCGGTCGATGATCAATCCCAACGCGGGGGTGAACCCCGTACGGTGGAGGAAATGGCGATCCTGCACCAACGGATGCAGGAACTATCACGAATTTCCATGACCACCGATCTGGGATCGGAGGTGTATCGTGATTATAAACCGAAGTTGGCGAAGGCCAAGGAATCTCAGGGTATCCGTACGGGATTCGCGTTCTTGGACGAAGCTCTCGGAGGGGGCGTGACCCGTCCGAGTTTCAACATCATGTCTGCGGGAACCGGCGACGGAAAGTCGATCATGATGGTCAACGCGTTGATCAACTACTCGACCATGCACAAGGAAGACGTGGTCTACTACACGCTGGAAAACTCGGAAGAAATGACCCACCAGCGCATGATCGCAATCATGACCGAATTGAACATCCGGGGTTTGTGGTCCCAGATGGATCAGGTCGATCTGAAAATGTTCGATCTGAAAAAACAGGGCGGTGGACGCATCTTTGTGAAACGGTTCCCGATTCAGGGAACCACCATGAGCAAGATTGACGCGCATTTCCACGAACTACAGTTTCGAGAGAATTGCAAGATTCGCTGTATGGCAATCGATTACCTCGACGTGATGAGTCCCACCAACGATAAAATCGCCCGCGACAATATCAGTGTGCGTGATGCGGAAATCGCCCAAGAAGTATACGATTTCACCCACACGAATGATCTCATTCTGTGGAGCGCCTCGCAGCAGACCAAAGGCTCGGACAAGGAAAAAGAAGCCCACAGGGGCAATGTCTCGGGCGGTACCCACAAGATCAACACGGCGGATTTGCTCCTCATCGGTAAACGAAACGAGGACGATGAACTCAACTCGATGATTTGGTGGCACGTGAAGAAAACCCGAAACTCAGGTGCGATCAATGCGGCGATTCCCATGTATTGGGATCAGGCATCGCAGAAACAATACAATCGACCCGAAGACCGTGAATTGTTCGAGGAACAAAATCCTAAGATATTTGGCCGGAAACAACGAAGCAGAATTCAACGTGATCCGGTTGCGAAGGAAATGGTCGAGATGGGAGCCATGGCGGCAGAATCCCCGTTGGCATCGCGAATGACCGCGATGGGCATAAAGAGAAAAGCGAGAGTGTGATGTTTGATCCCCCGAAAATCGAGAAGAAAGCGGCCCCCACACCCAAACCGGCAGAGATGTCGCAACAGACGTTGAGCCAGCCCCGTATGACGGAGGATGTCCCCCCATCGGTGGGACCCGCCGAGATCGGCGTCCGCGAAGGCCGCTTCGTGGAAAAGTACTTCTACGTGCCGGAACACCCCGATTTGATTACCCTTTTGGACGTGGTAGAACTCCTAATGGCGCTGGGAATCACAATGGACCCCGCCGTATTCCAGAAGCTTCCCGAACGGATCAAACGGCAATTCCTCTGCCTGAACCGGGCGGGGAAAATGGACCGGTACGATTCTCGCGAATACAACATGACCAAGCATTTGGAAAAATGAGCACTTCACTAACGCCTCCTTACTAAATAGAGGAGTAGGGAGGCGTTAATGGATATAGAGTTTGATGAGGTTCCCGAATCCCTTGTGATCGATAGGGGTCCAAAGGTGAATCTGGGATTGCTCCAATCCATCCTGCGTCCCAAAACGGTTGAGATCAGAGCGGAAACCGCCTTCAATAGTGCGATCATGTTCCTGAACATGCTTCGAGAGGAATACCCCAACGAAGATGAATACCGTCGCCTCATGATGAACTGGCTCAGAGCGGTCAAAGATGCCGACTTCAAGAAATTCCGAAGAGTCCTCCAACGAGCCGAACGCGACGCCCGGGAAAAAACCCCCGGAAACGAGTAAAATTACATTCAATTTGTACCCGGTCGGTAAATAATACTGACAGAAGTCGTGCGGTTCCCTCCCGGTCCCGCGACACCACCGATTTAATGACGTGGGCTGTTCAAGGGATTTTCTTGAGGATTAAATAAAATGTCTCGTTATGATTCTGGTGCAACTAACACCAACCGCCACGTCCGTTTCCGCGTTCAGGGAAACACTGGTGCAACTGCTGCCGACCTGTTCCTGTTCCTTGAGGGCAATGAGGCTCAGTACCCCCAGTACGGTCGCCTTACGACTGCACCGACTGCCGCTCAGAACCTTGCTCAGCTTCGTGCCAGCTTGGTCCGTATGGCCCTGTCTGCGTATGCTCCGATTGTTGGGTTCTCGGTGGAAGCCGACTCCGCAGCGAACGCCGCTGGTGCTTTGCACGTTGTGTTCGAACAGGAGCGCATGGGTGCGTTCTACAACGACGACCACACGGCAACCCCGAGCACGGCAGCCCACACCGTCGCGGACATCGTTGATGTCATCGGCATTGGTGGAATGTCTTCGGTGAAGACCAAGAATGGTCTCTTGGCCCTGCTCGGCACGCTGAGCACGGTCTCTTACGATGGTGGGACGACCGGACCTTTCGGAACCCTAAGCGGCGGCGGCGCGATTGTGCTTCCGGATGGCACCACCACGGCGGGTGCTCTTGAACTCGACGGCGGAGTCGATGCAACCCATGCGAGCGGGTTGACGATTTCATTTTTGGGCACTGTTTAATAAGTGTTTACAACTACTTAGTGAAAAAGGGGCGGACCATTGGTCCGCCCCTTTTTGTATTTTGGTGTTGTGTACGTGGGTACTATAAGCAAATAAAGGATGACTTCGGTCATCATTTTTGTATGTAATTGGTACCAAAGGGACCATTATGGATAGCATAGAAGAATTTCTGAAAATTCACGATAACCGTTATACCTATCGTGGTCGCGTGGGAAAAAAACTTGAAATAGTTTGTCCCATTCATGGAGTTTTTTGGAAATCAATTCACCATCATCGTAATGGGCAGGGTTGTCCCGCGTGTGTGGGGAAGAAACGAATTGATGTTGGTGAATTTATCAATCAGGCTAGAATTCGGCACGGTGACCGTTATAGATATGACAAGAGCGTGTATCTTACGAAGAAAACTAAGATCGTCATCGTTTGTCCTATACACGGCGAGTTTGAACAAACCCCCAAGAAGCATCTCATTGGTCAGGGATGTCCCCGCTGTGGCGGAACGACTAAAAAAAATCAAACGGATTTCTTAGAATCGGCCAAGCGTATCCACGGTGATCGATATAATTATGAACGGGTTGAATATAAAACCTCCGGCGTCAAGGTTTTGATAACCTGTCTGATTCATGGAGATTTTTGGCAAACCTCGGGAAAACATATTTCGGGACAGGGATGTCCGAAGTGTGGGGGATCGGTCCGTATGGATACTTCTGAATTTATTGATGCGGCTAAGAAGACCCACGGTGTCCGCTATGGATACGAGGGCGTTGAATACGAAAATGCAAAAACTAATGTGTCGTTGAAGTGTCCCACCCACGGGATGTTTGAACAACTCGCAGACAACCATCTTCGTGGGAGCGGGTGTCCGACTTGTAAAATTAGCAAAGGACAACGAGAGATTTATGAATATGTCCAATCTCTTGGAGTAAAATGTAAATCCGACGACCGAATGGCACTGGATGGGTTGGAAATTGATGTATGGGTCCCGGATAAGAATATCGGAATCGAGTATCACGGGTTTGCGTTTCATGTAATTCCTCCCTGTATGGGGCGAGTTCTTTCTCCGGGATACCATCGAGAAAAATATGAAAGAGCAAAGAAGGCGGGTATCCGTCTTGTCCAGATTGCGGAAGATGAATGGCGAGACAAAAGACCTATTTGTGAGCGAATAATCCGATATGCATTGGGATTTGCGGAAAAAGGAGTTGGTGGAAGAAATTTGATAATTCAAAAAATAGACCGAGGACTGGGAAATTCATTTCTCGATAAAAACCATCTACAAGGAGGATGCACTGGTATTCATTACGGAGCATACGAAGGAACTGTATTGGTCGGAGTGATGGTAATGAGTAAACCAACCCGACAATCTCAATACGATTGGGAACTTCGCCGATATGCCAGTGATTACAAGACCCGACCGGGATTGTTTTCGAAACTGTTTATGATGTTTCGAAAACAACATAATCCTACCAGTGTGGTGACGTTTGCCGATTTACGTTGGTTTAGTGGGGAATCTTATAAATTCGGAGGGTTCACTTATAATGGCCGAGTGGCACAAGATTACACATATATCCGACTGAGCGATACTCACCCACGGCGAAATCATAAATCTAGATTTCGGAAACAGATATTCCTCGGAGAAGGAACCGAGCGAAATCGTACAATAGCGGCGGGTTATTCTCGTTTCTACGACGCCGGGAAAGCCCGGTGGGTGTGGGAAGCGAAACCCGTAAATACCGGAGAGGGAATTCTAAGTGGCATTACTCACGTTTGATTTGATCAAAAAGGGTTGGGACCGGGTTCGGAAGAATCGCGAGGAAGACCTGTTGAAGCTCGCCCCGGATATGACCACGATGGACCACGTCTATATCAAGCTTCTCCATGAAACCCCCACCGAGTTGGTTATTCAATTCGCCGGGTTGGAAAGCTCGGTCAATAATTCCTCGAATATCCCTCAGGTGAAGAACCTGATTCGGGATTGGATCGGTCGGATCAGCACCTCGGTGCAGATCAAATCCTCATCCCCGAGCACACTGGTGCTGAAAATCTCCAAATCCTCCAACGTTCTCGAACAACGAACTGTGAAAATGAAGACCCCGGTTATCCGCGAGCATAAATATGAACAGAACGATTTGGACCTCGGGGTAGACCGAGTTCGTATCATTTCGAAGTTCTAGGAGATTATGCATGTCGAATGAAGATTGGCTTGGGATGGATTCGGAGGCGACTGCTGCGATTAATTCTGCGCCGCAGCGACCGATCAATAGGGCCGAGGATGCTCGGATCATTGATGAGGGGGTTCAGCCCTTGCAGAATGGCGGGCTTATTGATCAATCGTGGCGGAATCGGAATGTTCGGGCGGTGGAGGGTGAGGGTGCGGATATTATGTATCGGAACACTCTCAGGGAGAATGAGCGGACCCTGACCGTGATGGAACGAATCGCCGAGATCACCGAGGACGGGGATATTAATCCGTTCACGGGGAAGCGGGCCGCGATCACCCGTGCGGGCATGGCTCGGATCGCGGGTAAGGGCGGAAATATGGATGAGGGGTTCGACGAGGAGGAAGAGGAGCCTCGGGGGCGTTCCCGGGTGGATGAGGACGAGGGTGATGATTTCATCAAGCCCATCCAGGCTCGGTCTGGATCATGGACGGTAATTGATATGATGGCGAAATCCGCCTCCAGTGGGGCTCAAATCCCGGTGTGGAAGGTTCAGGATGAGGATCGGGGGGTGGAAATTCCGCATACTTTTCGGCTTGAAGAGGCCGCCACCATGGCGTGTGAGTATCTCAATATGGGGAAGAAGGACAAGGCCAAAACCATGATGGAAATGGATCAGCGTCGGTTTGACCTCGCCAAGCAGGCCCGAGTTCTGAAAGAGTCCAACAAGGCCGGGTACAAAAAGGTGATGAGCGAGATTGCTCAAATTAACATCAAACTCGGTCTATGAGGGTATTCCGGTTTTTCGGTAAATAATAACGAATTACCGGGATTATTAGGGGTTGGCATCAGATGCTCTCTTTCTTACGTGAAACATCCGAAGAGCGACTTGATCGTATCGCACACGAAATGCGTGATTATGACAGGTCGATCAACCTCAACTCGTACGTGGGTAGAACCCCCGAGCGTCTCACGCGGTTGATCACGAAGCTCCGTGAGGACCAGCAGCGTACGAAGCGGGTCGCCCAATACGGGAGTTGGTTGAACGATCCCAAGTACATGGCCCGCGTGGTAATGATCGAGGGGATCAAGGTTGCGTTGGAGATTCGCAAGGCCCGTGAAGCTGCCGAGCAGTTGATCGAGGGCCAGTGTGTTTATCAGGATGTGATGGAGATCAACAACAACCTAGTTGGGAAGCGCGCTATTGTAACCGAGTCGGGTCCTTCGGTTTGGGTGGATTTCAAGGAAGCCCTTCCGGTGCAGAAGGCGATTGAGGTGATTCGTTTTGGATCACCTGAGGATTTCCATCGCATCTATGTGGAGACTGCGAATGGTCGTGCCGATGCGCTGGAGACGATTACGATTCAGCATTTGCGTGAGTCCACGGCGGATGCCTTGGACGAGATTGAGAAGTATTGTGATTCCCGTTGGGACGGTGTTTGGCCGTGGGAAGCCCGTACCCCGTACCGTGTCGAGACAATGATTGAGGAGCAGACGAATATGCGTATTGCGGAAATGGCTATGATGCAGGGTCGCTTCAACAGCATCATGAAGAAGTTGAACGAAGACGACATGAGCAAGTATGAGTTGATCACTGCCGTCACCGACATGGAAGACTCGGTTGATTCGATGGTCTCTGGTGTTGCCAAATTGTCCGCTGCGGGAATTGAAGCATCCGCGAAGGCGAGCACGAGCATTGGCGCGGAGACCGGAGCGGAGATCGAGCAGGCATGGCAGACCGCCGTGAATCAGGCCGCACAGGCTTTGACCAGCGTCAAGGCCCAGTTGGGTCAGATTCGTGCCAAGGTTCAGGCCAGCACCAGCAAAGATGGCATGGACATGGACGGCATGGATGACGGAATGAGTCCGGATCAGGCCATGGGTGATCCGATGGGTGATCCCGCGATTGACGATCTTGCGGGTGTTCCCTTGGATCACGCAAAAGACGAACGGGCTATGAAGCCTCTCTGAGGATAGACGAGGATGGACGGTTTCTATGATGCCAGAACGGCCCGCGAAATCGCCTTCGGTGGGGGTTCCGGGAACGTTGTCATTCTTAGCGAAATCAACGCGTTGCGTTTGGCAATCGCGACTGCCGCAGCCGGTGGTTTGTTGACCGCGACGGTCACCGCCGCGACCACGATGACGAATTACGACAACTACGATGGATCGGGAACGAGTTCCTATTATGATGCATTCGCGGGATTGAACCTCTCTGTTGATGCGGTCAAGGCATCACGTGATCGGATGAATGTCGTGATGGCCTATTTCGTTCGTCTTGGATATACGATTACCCGTGCCCGGGATTCCAACAACAACAGAATTAACTGGGGTTTGCGCTGGTAAAAATAGCCGTTGATTATTCTCACTAGAAAGCAACATAGATGTTGTCTTGGAAGGAGAATTCTATGAATCCCGAACATACCCCGAAACGAAACAGCCCTGCCCGTGTTGCCATGTTGGAGGAGCGAATCCGTGCCCGTAATGCTCGGGTTGGAGGACTGGTTGTGTCCACCACGCCACGGACGAGTCTATCCCGGCGTGGAGATCGAAGTGAAACTTGGCAGACCAAGGAACACACGAAATCGCGTAAGTTGGATTATATCCAATTCTGTGAGCGGCAGAAAGCGGAACTTCTGAAGAAATTGGCTGAAGCTGCGCCGAACCGTGAGGCGGTTCTTGAACCCGCGATTTAAGTTTCGGACGGATATTCCATATCCGGAGTTGCGTGCGGAGACGAATTCCGAGACGGGGCAGCGTCAGTATTTCACCCCCACTGGACCCGCATGGTCGGTGACGACGATTCTGGGTTCCCTTCCAAAGCCCGGGATCGATGCGTGGCGAGAACGTGTGGGTGAGGTCGAGGCGAAGCGAAAAACCCTAGAAGCCACCACAATCGGGACCTATACGCATAATCGGATGGAGGCGTACGTCCTAGGCGTCGAGTACGTTCCGGCGAATGATCCCGAGTATGAGCAGATCGCGAAAGAGATGTTCACGATAATGCGCCTGATGGGGCTCTCCAAGGTGAGGGAAATCTGGGGCGTAGAAGTCGCGCTACATCTGGAAAACCTCTACGCGGGCCGTACCGACCTCGTCTGTCGTTATAATAACCTCCCCACCGTGCTTGATTACAAAACCAGCATTTATTGGAAACCCGGGGATTTCGTCGAGACGTACAAGGCACAGTGTGCGATGTACTCGATGGCGCATAATTGGATGTTTCCCGATGTGGAGCCGATTCGACAGGGTGTGATCATGATCGGAATACGCCCGAATCCCGAATATAACAAAAAGGCACAGGTCCAGACTATCATAATGAATCATGACGAATTGCTCCGGTATGAAGAAGCCGCGTTGAAGATGGTCGAGATGTTTCACTCTGATCGGGAACAATTCTCAACACGTGAGTTTGCATATTTCCTAACACATTAGGGAAACAACCCCTTTTCGACTAAATACCCGGTAGAGCAGGAGTTCCCGGCATGAAATTGTTCGAATTACAGGCGAGTCAGATCGACAAAGAATTAGAGGATATCGCCAAGAAGTCCGGGGATAATACTGGCCCGGGTGAGAAAACCGTTGGTGATCTCGAACCCGATAAGGACGGTAAAGACCTTGATGACCCCAAGATGGACCCCATGGGAATGGACGGCGGCATGGGTGGTATGGGCGGAATGGGCGGTGGTGGTATGATGGGCGGCGGGGATATGGGCGGTGGTCCCGGAACCGATCCCGTTCAGGACCCCGACAAGGGCGCGGCTCAACAAGAATGGGACAAGACGCTCAAGACGAAAATCGACGACTATTTGATTACGACCATGCAGTCCGACCAGTACGTGAAGGATTGGAATCATAAACCCGGATCGAAGACGAATCCGATGGCGATTTTTGCCATGGACAACTCCGAACTCTCGCAGACTCGTAATCTGACGCGCAATATGATTGCGAATCTGAACATGAAAGACCCCTTGAGTAGTAGTGGGGAAGATCAACTCGGTACCTACGACGATCCTCAGATGAAGTTCCTGACCCAACTGTATACATTCGTGGAGAAAGTCATCCGGTTGAAGAACGAACAGGCCGCCGCGAGCAAGCCGAAAGAACAAAGATTGGCTCACCCCAAGCCGGGGAAAGCGTGGAATCCCAAGACCAAGCATGGGGAAGTAAAACGACGAAACGGCTAAATCCTTGATTTGTTGATAATCTAGGATACATGTCCTGTATGACAAGATATTGTTTGGTCGATTACAATAACCTTATTCAGCGAGCTAAGCACGTCGTGAATCAGTATGAAAATATTGATGAGTACGTCAGTATGACCATGACGATTGTCTTCAACTCAATGCGAAAAGCGTTTAACAAATTCAAGGCGGATCATGCGGTGATTTGTATGGATGCGTACTCGTGGCGTAAAGAAATTTATCCCGAGTATAAGGCGAATCGCAAAAATCGGGATGTGACCCCCGAGGATATCGAGAAGCACGAGGCCACCAAGCGGGTCATGCGTGAACTCGGAGCATTCCTTAAAAACTACACCAACGTGACCGTGTTGGAGGAATTTGGTATAGAGGCTGATGATTTTATTGCTCGGTGGGTTCAGCGTCACTCGGATGAGAAATCCGATCATGTCATCATCTCCGCCGATGGGGACTTCAAGCAGCTTGTCTGTGAAAACGTCGAACTGTTTAATCCGCTTAGTGATACCATGTACACTCATTACGGGGTGTTCTATCAAGATGGACGGCGTCCCGGTCGTGATTCCGAAACGATTGACCGATATGGCGAAACGTGGCGGATCAAGTTGGACAAAAAAACCGGCGAACCGGAAATGTTCGACCCAAAGTGGGAACTGTTCGAGAAATGCGTTCGTGGCGACATCTCCGACAATATCAAGTCTGCGTATCCCCGGGTGAGTACGACTAAGATGAGAAACGCGTTCGCGGCTCGGGAATCCGGGAACGCACTTGACTGGAACAATTTCCTGAATGAGGAATGGGGCGATAATAAAGTTCGAGTCGGAGATCGCATCGAATTCAATAAGTCTTTGATTGATTTGACATATCAGCCCGAGGATGTTATAAAGTATATGGATGATGTGATCGACCGCGAGACCGTGAAGGAACAACGGAAAATGGTTGCCGTGTACTTTCAGAAGCTTTGTGGTAAGTATCGTCTGGAACGAGTTAGCCAGAATTCGTCCATGATTGTTCCGTTACTGAGTCGGCCCTACAAGAGTGGAAAATGACCGAAGACGATCTTAAAGCATTTCTCAAAAGTCATCTCTCGGTACAACTTCTGACTGATCCATACATTGGGCCGAGACTGGCCCTCATGTTGGATGAAGAGGTTATTTCGGAGCAATGGGTGTCTCTCGCGGATTTCACCGTGTATCGAGACGCCTAATGGCGAAGAAAGAAACCGCTCGCACGCTGACTCCGGTTGAGCACGCTCGATTGCGTACGGAAATGTATTTCGGTGCGCGCGAATTGCACACACAAAAAATCGTTGGTTTCGACGGAAAGGAATTCGCCATTCGGGAACACACGTGGGTTCCTGCGCTGTGGACCTACCTGCGTGAGATTCTCGACAATGCCTTGGACGAGATCACCGGACATAGCCATGGTGATACCCTCACGGTGACGTACGATGCCAAGACGATGATTTTTTCCGTCCATGACAATGGCCGGGGAATGCCCATCCATGAGATTCCCGCCGTGGGTAAGGGTCCTGCCGCATCGTACATGATGAGTCAGACACTCTCTGGTCGTAATTTCGATGAGCGAGAACAAGTTGGTGGCGCGAACGGTATCGGGGCGGCAATTGTCAATTTCACCTCCGAGTGGTTCGAGATCGAAATTGACCGTGACGGCACGCAGGACAAGAACAGTCCGAAGAATCTCACCCAGCGTTGGGACGAGGCGATAAAGGACGGCAAGGAAATCAGCAAGACCAAGGGTCCCCATGTGATCAGGGGGAACAAGAATCGTTCTGGTTCGATGGTCCGGTTCAAGCCCTCGGCCAAGGTGTACAAGAAAATGGTTCTCCCCGAGGCGTTCGTTCGTGAACGCGTGTGGGACCTTGCGGTGATCAATCCCAAGATCAAAATCATTTACAATGGGGAACGGTTGCAGCCATCGACCAACGTGGACACGATCAAGTCCACGTATTTTGCCACTTCTCCGTGTGCAACGATTCAGATCGATCATGAGACTTTCCACTCGCGCTTCTACGTGGTGGGAAACTTCGTTCCCGATGGTGGTGAGATCGATCATTCTCTCGTCAATAATATCCCCGCCTTCGACGGGGGTAAACATATGGACGAATTTAAGCGTCTATTCTACGCGGTGGCGGTGGAAGAGATCGAGAAACGGGTTCAAAAGGAGGTCAAGGGCGCTAATGTGACCCGCCAGATGATCTCGCCCGGGGTGATGATCTGGAATAACACCACCATGCACGGGCCGAATTTCGATGCACAGTCGAAGACGAGGTTGATCTCGGACGTAGCCGCCTCTGTGCGTGCCGGATTTCATGAATCGGACGTGCGTTCGTTCTTGAGGAGAAACCCTGAGTGGGTTCAGTCCGTTATTGACCGAATCGTCGAACGGCTGGGCAAGAAGGAGAACCGACAGACCAAACAGGACGAAGATCGGTTGATGCGCCAAAAAATGGCACGCCTGATTGATGCCACCGGACGCAAGGCTGAGGATCGTATTCTGTTTCTATTCGAGGGTGACTCCGCGAAGGGGCATTTTCCGGCGGTTCGAAATCCCAAGGTCCATGGATACCTTCCCCTGTTGGGAAAGATCGCCAACGTCTGGGGTATGACCCCCGCTCAAGTTGTCGCGGACCGAGTATTGAACCAGATCATGTCCGCCGTGGGTGTTCGCACAAGTGAACAATTTATGGAACGTCGTCTTCGATACGGGAAGATTTTCATCGCCACCGACGAGGATGAGGACGGAAAGAACATTGCGGCGCTGTTGGTGAATTTCTTTTACCGGTTCTGGCCGGAAATGTTCAATCCGAAGAAACCCGTGCTGTATCGGTTCCAAACCCCGTTCATTCGTCTTACCCGGGGCAAGGAGATCAAATTCATCTATGCCGAGGATTACGAGGAGTACTCGACCAATCTTGCCAAGTACAAGGGCTGGTCTGCATACCGGGCGAAAGGTTTGGGCTCGTTGTTTCCGGGGGACTGGGAACACGCATTGGAGAAACCCAATCTGATTCCGATCACGGATGATGGGAAGATCGAGGATGTTCTGGATTTGATTTTCAATAAAACCCGGGCGGATGATCGAAAAGGTTGGATGCGAACGGATAAATTGGTGGGGACGAAATGAACGACGACAGGAAACTCACGACGGAAGAGGCCGAGAAACTCAAGGCTGATTTGGAAGCCGCTTACCCGGGGAAGAAGTTCAAGTTCAATCCCGGGGTGGTCGAGTTGAAGCCTCTCGTGTATGAGATGGAATCCGTCATGGAGGCCGCGATCAAGAGACTCACGGATTCGGGATCAAATGAGGCGGTCATCGTTTTCCCGGTAAATGAGCCCCAGACGACGAAGAAAAACAAAATTCGTTTCGATTCAAAAGATCGCACGTCTCCGATGGGAATGGTGATGCGGTCGGACAAATATGCGCTGTCGAAGTACGCTCCGTATGTGCCCGCCGAATTCAAGGCACGGGAACTGTTGGCGTGGGCCGCCACTAGACTCGCACAGGAAGAGGAACGAGCGGGAGTGACAAGTGGAGTCTAGCTCGCAGTACATCAATCGTATCTCTCGTGAATATGCATTACATGTGCTCACGAGCGGACGGGCGATTCCGTCTCTTTATGATGGATTGAAAACTCCGCAGAGAATCGCGTTGTGGCTGATGCACGACAAGGCGAGTGAGAAGAAAACGGCGGGTCTCGCAGGAGCGATGATCGAATCTCTCTTGTATAATCACGGAAATACCCCCGCCGAGGATACGATCTCGTATATTGCCGCGCCGTTCCTGAACAATCACACGTTCTTCGATCCCATTGGCGCGTTCGGAACCAAGGTCGATCCCTACGGGTTTGCCTCCGCACGTTACACGAGCGTGAAGAAGAGTAAATTCGCCGAGGAACATCTGTTCAAAGACATCGATATCCTCCCCATGCGGGAGAATTATGATGGATCGGCTCGGATGCCATTCACGTTTGCTCCGCATCTTCCGTTGGTTCTTCTCAACGGAGTGGTGGGAATCGCGGTCGGATATGCGACAACGATATTCCCGCGTTCTCTGGAACAGATCAAGAAATCCACCATCGAGTACATCGAGAAGGGCAAGATTAAAACCGACCTCACCCCCTCGTATACGAACTATGATGTTGTGGTGACCCCGTTGGACAAGAAGCGGATCGAGATTAGTGGTCGCATCACCAAAATCAGTGCGAATCGTTATCGGGTAACGGAAGTTCTTCCGGGAATGAGTTTGCTCAAGCTCCGCGAAACGATGATTCTCCTCAGTGAGGATCAACTCGATGCCGAGGGGCGGGTGAAAAAAGCTGCGATCATTGAAGACTTCGTGGATAATTCCCAGAAGACTATTGATGTCGAGGTTACGTTCTGTCCCGGAGCCCTACGAGCGAATGAACAGGATCAGGACGTACTCCGTCGTATGGGGTTGGTAGAGGTTCAGTCCGAGAATATCACGGTTCTCACCAACAACGGCGTGGACACACTTGCGGGACCGGAAGAGGTTATCCGGCAATTCGTGGAATGGCGTCTCACCCTGTATCCGGATCGTTACAAGAGACTCATCGCCCAAGAAGAGTACGAGGCCCTGTTCTGGAAGTCTTTCAAGGCGTGTTTGGAGGGTGGAAAAACCACCAAGTCCGATCCGATTCCCGTTATGTTGCATCTGATCAAGGACAAGGATGAGTTGAAGGAAGTCATGCGGGAGTTGATTTCCGATCATGGATATGAGATCAACGAGGATATCATCGAACGCCTCGCCAGTCTGCCGATCCATCGTTGGACCAAAACGGGTCCCAACGAGTGCAAGAGTAAGATCGCCGAGTCGAAGACGCGTGAAACCGAGTATCGTGCGATTCTAAAGTCCCCAGATCGCATGAAGAAAATCTACGTGGACGAGATCAAGGCACTCTGATGGCACGTATGGTGGATTGCCACGATCCCGCCACCACTCTCCGCGTTCGTGGCGTCGGCCGCGTTGCCGATGAGCCTCGTTCCCTGCTGCTGGCCCTGACGGAGCGGCCGACAGACGACGAAATAAGATCGCTGCATGATTTCATTCGCGACTGGCGGCACTCCACGGTTCGCGATCATGGGTGATAACCGGATAGGCAGGGAACGAACTACGGGCCGGTGGTCAACCAGGAAGTCCTAACGGTGAGAGGTCCGCTAGAGATGGAGACGACCACCGCAACCACCCATACTAACCCCGGTGGGTCTATCGTAACGATATACGTCGGCGACGGGGTGGCGCGTAAATAGGAGCATGAAGCTCCGCATTTACCGTACCCTGAACGAGACCGTCCGTAAGATGGGGTATTCCCTGCTCACCTCGGGATATGAAGTGGTGGGAAAGAACGACAAGGTCGTGGCGCGGGCGGACATCGAAGAAGGGGCGATTCAAGTATTCGCGTGTTCTCCGGACTTTGACGGCCATCAGCGACAAATGGTCCTCGGTGGGATGCTCAAGGCGATCATCTGCGACGCGGACGGTCTAAATTCTAACCTGTCGATTGAACTCATTGAGGACAATGAGCAATTGAATCAGCGTTTCTTGGAACGCTTTGGATTCCGGAAAAATTACGGAAACACGCTGGTCCGTATTGCCGGATCGATTATCCCTCCCAGTGTAGTTTGATATTGCCCGGTTGAACATTTTTTCCCACATAGGTCGGACCCTATTGGAGGACAGAATGTCGTCAGCAGTTCACACGTTTCAAATCTCCGGTTTCGATCCCGAGAGTGGAAAAAAGATCACCCGGACGGTCCAGATCGACCGCGAGGACAAGGAATTCATCACCCAGTTCAATTGGACCCTCAAAAGGGTCTCAGGAGCCCTTCCCGTGCGCTACCATGCGGTTCGGGAGGTTTCCATAGGCGGACGTAAGCAAACTATCCGAATGCACAGGGTGATCTCTGAGGCCGCCAGCGACACCCGCACGGTTCACATTGATGGGAATACCCTTAACAACCGTAGGGCTAATTTGGCTCAACGGAAATTGAATCCATGGACAGGTCGGGTTTCGGGTCTGATTGGGGTTCATCAGGCCACGGCGGGGCGCTGGACGGCGCAAATCGAGTTTGCGGGTCTCACCTATGATTTGACCCCCAGGGGCGGGGTTGATGATCCCGCAAAGGCAGCCCGGGTGTACAACGATGCAGCGATGAAGCTGTTCGGGAAACACGCCGTTCTGAATGTGATCACATGAAACCATTAGTGCAACTCGTTGTCCTCGGCGGTGGGATGATCGGAAAGACCATAGCCTATTTCGCAGAACGAGAGGGATGGGATGTCGTTCTAGTTGATCCCTTCCTCACGAAGGAGCAACTCGACACTGATCCGATATTTCATCGGAGCGTGAATGGTGGAGTGTCTTCCCATCGTGTAGACTTTATTCAATACGATGGTTTTCGTTATGTGGAAGATCATGAATTTGCACCCGGAACGTATTTCATGAATACCATGCCGGTGTATGATCCGTTTCGGGTATGCAATTTGGTGTCTCGGATTCGGTCAATCGGCGGACACTATTTGGATATTTCCGAGGACCTCTCCTGCTCGTTGCAGTTGGAGAAGATGAATCGAGAGCATCGGGGGAATTTGATCGCCCCACATTGTGGTCTCGCCCCGGGTCTCTCCACGGTGATCGCCGCGAATATGGCCCGCGTGTATCCGAATTTGCAATCGATCAGAATCAATGTGGGTGCTCTTCCGGTCAACGTGGATAATCCCTATGGGTACTATCCGACGTGGAGCCCCGAGGGTCTGGTCAACGAATACTCAAACAACAATCTCTGCATCGAAAATTGGAATCGTGTGGAACGGGTTCCGGATTTCACAAAAACCCGAAACGTTGTTATCGAGGGCATCACTTACGAGTCATGTGCGACTAGTGGTGGACTGGGCACGATGGTCCGGAGCTACGCAGAGACTTCTCCAATACCCACATCGCTCGAATACCGAACCCTTCGATACCCCGGGCACTGGGCGATGATTCATCAAATTCTCATGCCCGATATAATTGACCTAGAATTGGACCGACCGTTCAAAACTCCCTCGTTCACCGTTTCCGAAGGAGGTAAGCGAGAGCTTCTTCAAGTCATGAAAGACTCACGCGCGGAGGGAACCGACGCGGATCGGGTATTGATTCACGTTGAAGTTTCCGGTCGAAACACGAGTGGACAAAACCGAGTGTCCCGATACACGAGGGTTGTGCAAGGACGAAATCCGTTTTTGGCGATTCAGCTTACCACGGCGTTTGGTCCCCTTCTGGTGATTGATTCTCATGCAAAGAAGCTTCTTCCTAACCGATATCTTGCACAGGAAGAAATCATCATTACGGACGGAATCGAACAATCCCCGTTTAACTGGTTGTACGGGAACCCTAGTGTCTTGCTGGGGTCCGGCATAAGTATGTGATCATGGGAAAATATCACGATATTCTCGGTGTTGACAATACTGCGACCCCGGCACAGATCAAAAAAGCATTCCACGCACTCTCCAAGAAATATCATCCGGATTTGAATCCGGATGATAAAGAGACCGAGGAAAAATACAAAGAAATCAGCGCCGCCTATAATGGGTTGAACAACGGCGATGATGGAGATGATCGGGAGAAGAAAGCACAGGATTACGCGGAGCGTCATTTCCGGGATTCCGGCTTCGATGAAATCATGTCCGGAATCATGAAAGGTGCGTTCTATTCACAACAGCACACTGAGGTCGGGAAGAAAGGCGGTAACGTCCGTGTTCCCATGCATGTTCCGATTTTCACTCTGTTCCGTGGTGGTACTCTTCTGTTCGAAGGAATGATCCCCTCGTGGACCCCACGGGGATGGGGTTATGTTCCCAAGTCCAGAAAAATTGTGATCGAACCCAATACCCCGGTAGGTACCCAAATTGTATTCACGGGTGATGGCTCGATGGGCGAAGACGGATCGGTGGGAAACCTTCTCATCGACATCGTTGCGGCACCACAGGGCATTTACGAGTGTGATGGTCTGAATTTGATCGTACGGGGAAAAATCGCATCCACCGATGCAATCATCGGAAAACGGAAGAAATTTATTCTCCCCTCGGGTGATGAACAAGAATTCGATGTCCCCATCGGGGCACAGAATAATCAGGTCTTGGTGATTCCCAAAAAGGGACTGACCGGTGCCAACGGACGGGTTGGAAATTTAGTCATCGTGTTCGAATTGAAGACCAAAATTTTATCAGAAGAGAAGCGAAAGAAACTTGCGGAACTGCTTGAAGAAACATCAGAAGAAACATCAAGCGATGGTGTACGAGAAGATTGAAATCCCGAAAAGATCAATACATATAGTGGGATGAGATAACTCACGGCGGGCGTATAAATAGCCTGTCAACTCCTTGTTAGGAAGCGAACATCATGTCGAGACGAGAGTATAAGGGGATCATCATCGATGATCTTCGCGATGAAAATTTGACTCAGTTTGGTAGAGAAACACTCACGGATCGATACTTGTACAAGGACGAAACTTATCAGGAATTATTTGCGCGGGTCGCGAACTCGTACGCGGATGATCTTCCCCACGCGCAGCGTCTTTATGATTACATGAGTAAATTGTGGTTCATGCCGAGCACACCGATTCTTTCCAACGGTGGTACGGATCGTGGTCTCGCCATTTCGTGTTTTTTGAATTCTGTTGATGATTCTCTCGATGGCATGTGGGACGTGTACCGAGAGAATATGCGCCTAGCCAGTTCGGGTGGTGGTATTGGAACTTATTGGGGTAATGTTCGCTCCATGGGTGAACGCGCGGGGACCTCGGGGAAGACATCGGGGGTGATCCCGTTCATTAAAGCCATGGATGCACAGACGCTTGCCGTATCCCAAGGTTCCTTGAGGAGAGGATCGGCTGCCGTGTATATGCAGATTGATCATCCCGAGATCGAAGAATTCCTCCAGATGAGGAAGCCCACCGGGGGCGATCCCAATCGTAAGTGTTTGAACTTGCATCATGGAATTTGTATCACGGACAAATTCATGGAAGCTGTGGAGAACGACGAGCAGTGGGAACTGCGTTCACCGAAGACTCGTGCGGTGATCCGTTCACTCTCCGCACGTGGATTGTTCCTGAAAATCCTTGAACTACGAATCGAAACCGGCGAACCCTACTTGTTGTTCATCGACACGGTCAATCGGGCGATTCCGGAATGGCATCGTCGTGATGGTCTTACCGTGACTACCAGCAACCTCTGTCTCACTGGTGACACGAGAATTGTTACCAATCGGGGTCTCGTCACTCTTGAGAAACTTTATCAGGATCAGACGGAATTCACTGTATCTGCCGATCATCGTACTCTCGAACATGCCCAAATTAGTGCGAGGCGTTACGCCAACGGACTGCACGTTCAGCACGAAGCCGATCTCGGGGTATCCACTTATGCATCGTCGCGTGTGATACGTACCAATGAAAATGCGGTGGTAACCAAGATTACGACTTCAAACGGATACACTGTTTCGGGAACTCCGGATCATGCCGTTCTCACCAACACGGGGTGGAAAAAGATTGGAGACCTGTGTGTTGATGACCGCTTGATGGTTCAATCGGGAGAAGGAATGTGGTCAACCGAAACAAAACTTCCCTCTCCGGTGTGGAAATCTGATTCTGCTATATGGACAACCCGGTATGAAAACACTCCTGTTAAATTTCCGACCGAATGGAGTTCGGAGTTGGGTTTTCTTCTGGGATGGATCATCGGCGATGGCTACATCGACCGCAAGAGGAATTGGGCCTCGTGGGTCATTGGCAACAACGAATTCGAACTTCAACCGATCATTACAAAAATGATTTTCGATCTGTTCGGAATAGAAGTTAATGTACAGGATCATGGCTCGTCGCGTCATTTGATCGTGTATGATCGTCGCGTGGGCGAATTCTTCAAGCAACTAGGAGTATCTCAGGAATATTCCAGCACCAAGACCGTTCCAGAAACCATCTGGGTGGCCCCCAGAGAGGCCGTCGTTGGTTTCCTCCGAGGTCTGTTCACCTCGGACGGTACCGTGAATCGAAACAAAGAGGGGTGGGCCTCAACTTCTCATGAGATTTTGACCGCCTCTCAGACCCTTCTAGCGAATTTCGGAATCGTTTCTGCCATATACAAACGGCGTGATCACGCCAAAACGTTGTTGCCGGATGGTCGTGGAAGTTGGAAAATGTACGATACTCTTCCGTACTGGGAATTGGTAATCGGGAAGAGGAACCGAAATCAGTTCGTTGATATTATTGGTTTCGCTACCGAAAATAAACAATCCAAAATTGTAGAATTCATCTCGGCTCAGACCAAACGTGGATCGTATCGTGAATTGTTCGAGGATAAAATTGTCTCGATTGAACAGGGACCGCAACAAGCCGTTTATGATATTATAGTAGATCACGCTCACTCGTTTATCGCGAATGGTCTGGTCGTGCACAATTGCTCAGAAATTGTACTTCCAACAAACACCGAACGTACTGCGGTGTGTTGCTTGTCCTCGTTGAATTTGGAGAAGTACAAGGAGTGGCGTGGGAACAAAACGTTCGTGATCGATGTGATGAGATTCTTGGATAACGTGCTGGAAGACTTCATTCATCAAACCGGAAAAAATCCCAAGTTTCGAGATTTGAAAAAGGCGAATTTCTCTGCCTCTCAAGAACGCTCGGTCGGTTTGGGCGTGATGGGATTTCATTCCTTCTTGCAGGGAATGGGAGTTCCTCTGGCCTCGGACAACGCCCGTCGCTGGAACATGGACATGTGGAAATTCATCAAGTCCGGTGTGGACGAGGCATCCAAGGTGATCGCCCGTGAGAAGGGGGCGTGTCCGGATGCGGCCCGCCACGGCTTTGTGGAACGATTCTCGAACAAGACCAGTGTGGCTCCCACGGCTTCTATCTCGATTATCTGCGGGGGAGCAAGCCCGGGAATCGAGCCCATGGTCGCCAACGCATACACGCACAAGACCCTTTCGGGATCATTCTTGGTCAAAAACGAATACCTCGAAAAGGTACTGGACAAGTACGGCAAGAATGATCAATCTACGTGGACTTCTATCATCACGACGAGCGGATCGGTCCAACATCTGGAATTCCTATCCCAACAGGAGAAGGAGATTTACAAGACCGCGTCCGAAATCGATCAAGATTGGATTATCCGTCACGCGGCGGATCGAGCCCCAATGATTGATCAAGCCGCATCGAACAACTTGTTCTTCCGGCCCGATGCGAGCAAAATCGACATCCTCTCCGCACACTTTCGTGCATGGCGCGAAGGGGTGAAGTCCCTCTATTACTGCCGTTCGAGCAGCATCAAACAGGCTCACGCGGTGGGTCAGAAGGTGGAGCGGGTCAAGATCATCGAGGATTCCCACGTGACGCAGCCCATGACTGATCTGGAACGGGCACTCAATGAAATGTCCAACGAGAGTGATAAATACCTCGCCTGTGAAAGCTGTCAATAGTGACACGAGGTGATATGATGAGTAAAATGATTAGTGTGGAATTTTCCCCTGTGGGACCCCTCGTGTTTACGATGACGATGCCCGCCGACGAAATTCCCAGCTTGAATGATGCGATAGAATTCATATTGATGATCCCATCAGTGAAATTCCCTCGAATGGGGAACCCATGAGTAAGACGGCGGTCTACGGAAATGCCCGGTATATCACCAAAATTTATAAAGACGGGTCGTTGCATTCGGTCAAAATCGAAGTCGAACCCACAGAGAAAACCCGTAAGACCTAAATGAATCTGATTGAGAAATTCAAAACGGTTCACGGCGAGCGATACGACTACAGCAAGGTTAAGGCAAACCAGTTGAGGGATCGGATCATCGTGGGATGTCCGATCCATGGAGAATGGTCGTGTATCGCGAATTCTCATCTACAAGGTCACGGGTGCCGCAAATGTTCGGCTGATACGCGTCGGGTTTCTTTCGACGAGTATGTGGTCAGGGCGCGGAAAGCCCACGGTGAACGGTATCAATATGACAGGACCTCTTATGCGTGGAACAAGCCCAGTCGTATAGAGTGCCCGATTCATGGATCATTCTTTCAACGACCAAACGCGCACTGTAGGGGGGCCAAGTGTCCCCGATGTGCGGGAAAAGAATCAACGAGCACTGATTCATTCATCGTCAAGGCCCGTTTGGTACACGGAGACAAATACGCCTATCGGGGAACCGAGTACGTCAAATCCTCCGAGAAGGTTACGATAACCTGTCCCCTGCATGGAGAATTCCATCAAACCCCGAATATCCATTTGCGCGGGAGCGGATGCCCCCAATGCGCGGGGAAAGAATCTACAAACACTTGCTCGTTCATCACCAAGGCACGTCTGGTGCACGAGAATCGGTACACATATGAGAAAACCTTCTACGAGCGAAACAACCGAAAGGTCATTATTACCTGTCCCATTCATGGGGATTTCTCACAAACGCCGAATTCCCATTTGAACGGAAACGGATGTTCGGTTTGCACGGGCCGGGTTGTCGTGGATACCCCGTCGTTCATTCAAAAATCGACCCAAGTCCATGGAGAAACATACGATTATAGTAAAGTCCGATATACGGGATCGACCACCCCGGTTGTCATCTCGTGTCCGAAACACGGGGACTTCGCCCAAAGTCCGGATCACCATGTAAGGCCGCAGGGATGCCCCTCGTGTGGGGTGAGTCTCTCCAAGGGGGAAACGGAAGTCGGAGACTTCTTGGAATCATTGGGTGAACAAGTAGAGCGCAGACGGCGAGATTTGATCGTCCCCATGGAACTTGATTTGTTTCTGCCAGAGAAACGCGTGGCTGTGGAGTATTGCGGGCTATACTGGCACAGCGAGTCCGGGGGAAAATATCGCCACTACCATAAGCGTAAATTGGAACGGTGTGAGGAGAATGGCATTTCACTCATCACCCTGTACGAGGATGAATGGCGAACCAAGCGCCCAATAGTGGAATCGATTTTGCGCCATAAGATCAATCATGGTGAATCCGGAATCGGCGCACGATCTCTCAAGATTTCCCCGGTCTCCGCCACGGAGTGTAGTCGGTTCCTAGAACAATATCATCTTCGCGGAGCGGTTCGCGGACGCAGCGAGGCAATCGGGGCATACGATGAAACCTCTCTCGTGTCCGTGATGACATTTTCTCCCTCTCGGAATAACACCGAGTTGGAACTTTCCCGATTCTGTAGCGACAACCGTCGTCATCCCGGAATTGCCTCGCGCTTATTCTCGTCCTATATAAAGATGAGACACCCCGACCGGGTGATTTCATTTTCAGATCGACGTTGGTACGATGGAACCGTGTATGAACGTCTAGGATTCAAACAGGATAAAGAATTGGCTCCGGATTATGAATACGTTTGGAAAAACTCGCGCTTTCATAAATCTACATTCCGGAAAGAGAAATTGATGAAGCGTTTCGGTCTTACTGGTACTGAAAGAGAAATGACTCAACAAATCGGCGCAGAACGCATCTATGATTGCGGAAAGACTCGTTGGGTATGGGAGAATAAAAATGTCACTACTTGAATCACGTCGCGTATACAAACCCCACCAATACCCCGCTTGTTTTCAGGCATGGGAAATTCAGCAAAAAATTCACTGGATTCCCGAGGAGGTCCCACTCGGAGATGACGTGCAGGACTGGCAGACGAACCTCTCTCCGGAGGAGAAGAACCTGCTCACGCAGATTTTCCGACTGTTTACGCAAATGGACGTGGACATCTCGGAATGCTACATGTCCAAATATTTGCAGGTGTTCAAACCCACCGAAGTTCGAATGATGCTCACCGCGTTCGCAAATATGGAATGCTTTGATGATAAAACCGAATTGTTGACATCAAATGGATGGAAATCCGTCGTTGACATTACAAAGTCTGACAAAATCGCCCAATATGACATGACTACGGAAACGATTTCTTTCGTGAATCCGGCCCGAGTTGTCTCCTATGATTATTCCGGTTTGATGCATCACTATGAAAATAAGGTTACCGATATTTGCGTGACCCCTAATCATGACTTGATTTTGAAACATCCCTCGTCTCAGGTTGTTTCCAAAAAGAAGTCGTATCAAGGAAAATGGGGCAGGAATTATCTTTATCCCGTTTCCGGCTATGGAAGCGGAAACGGAGCCACTCTTACGAAATATGATCGGCTTCTTATTGCGATTCAGGCTGATGGTTCCTTGCGAGGGAATTGTCCATCGTCTAATCCAGAATGGCGCACTTGTGATTTTGTTCTACACAAAGAACGAAAAATAACCCGATTGACCGATCTTCTCGATCACACTGGGGTTACTTATTCGACGAAACCCAAAGAAGGGGGAAGAACCGTAATTACCTTTGCTGTTCCGGGAGAGATTGCCATCGATTCGTTGAAGACGTTCGATTGGATCGATTTGAGCAAGATATCCTCCGGGTGGGCGGACTCGTTCATTGAGGAAGTCTTACAGTGGGACGGAAGTGAGGGGAGATATTGGTATAATACAAATCGTGCCGCTGTTGATAAGGTTCAGGCAATTGCGTCCTTGGGCTACCGGGCGGCGTCTATCTCATTGAATCGTTCCCACGACGATATATGCGAAGTCATTCTGCCAAATGGCGATAATCCGATGACGATGAAGGATTGTTGGGTAATCTCGTTCTCGGACCGGGTATGGCGAACCTATCCCCATCGAAAGGAAGTCCCCTACGAGGGGAAAGTTTATTGTGTGTCTGTTCCGACCCAAAACCTCGTCTCCCGTCGAAACGGGAAAGTGTCCTTCACGGGAAATACCGTTCACATCGCGGCATATTCACATCTTCTCGACACCGTGGGAATGCCCGAAGTCGAATATTCGACTTTCCTCAAGTACAAGGAAATGAAAGACAAATCCGACTACATGAGCGGATTCAATGTGAACGATATCCGTTCCATCGCCCGGACCCTCGCCGGAGTCAGTGCATTCGGCGAAGGCGTATCTCTATTCGCGAGTTTCGCGATTCTGCTCAATTTTACCCGTTTTGGTAAGATGAAGGGGATGGGGCAGATCGTTTCGTGGTCTGTCCGAGATGAATCCCTGCATTGTGAGAGCATGATTCAGTTATTCCGGCTGTTCATTCAGGAGAATCCCGAGGTCTGGGACGATCAAATGAAGACGGAAATTTATGATGCGGCTCGGATCACGGTGGAGATGGAAGATGCCTTCGTGGACCTTGCCTTTGAAATGGGTGGAGTTCAGGGATTGGCGGTGGCCGAGGTAAAACAATATGTCCGATACATCTGTGATCGTCGCCTGATTGAATTGGGAATGAAGCCCAATTACGGGGTGAAAGAGAACCCCTTGCCGTGGGTCGATCATTTAATCAGCGGTCATGAACATACAAATTTCTTTGAGAACCGGGCAACCGGGTACTCCAAGGGGGCCACGCTGGGGACGTGGGATGACGCATTTGAGAAAATATTCAAGGAGACTTGATTTTGGAGTGGGTAGCCCCCGTCCGATTTGACATAAATACCCAACAGAGGTTATTTCATGGGAACGATTATCAATATTTATCCGGTCATCGCGGCTGGGGGGCGACAGGTCAAGATTTCCAAGCGGGGTCGGGAAGCCATTGAAACGTTGAATCGAGAGGGTCAGATTGATCACGATAAGCTCAATCGACCATTCGTTTTGAGGGTGAACCAGAACCATGGCATGGATGAGATATACGTGCTCCGGAACAACAAGGTGAATGCGATCACGGTTTCCCCGCATGGTCAAAAAGAGCCCGTACTATCATGGAATAAGCAGGATGGATATCGTCGTCCCTTGCCTTCCCCATTGAAAGGGGAAAGGAATACGGTCGGTGCCCGCCGCGAACGACTTAGGCGGGATGTGGGCACTGGTTTTGGTGCAGTTCTACAGTGAGGGATCGTTTTTGATGTTCGATCATTTCGGAGCGTTTGTGGAGAAGAAAATCCACCGAGGGTATTTTCAGGTTGAGATCATGCTGGATGATGAACACGAATCGAATAAGGAATGCGAAAAACGCGAATACGACACCGGGGTATTTTCCAAAATTGGGGCGGCGGTGAGTTCCGCTCAAGAAGAGGGCGAAAAGATATTGAAGCGGGTCGTCGGGGGACGGATTGTTGAGGGCGAACCCGAAAACGATGATAATCTCCCTATGCTGTATGTGGTTGATCCCTCGAACAGGGTGATTGCCGGTATGATGGTGAAATTCATCGACTACTCGAACGAGTCGATTCATTGAGGAACGAGTGATGGCAAAGACTAAAAAGACTTCGGGGAGACGCGTCAAGGTGAAGGAGACCTCGATGGACGTATCTTTTCAGCCCACGACGGGACAGAACCAACAGACAACCAAAACTGTGCAGGCGATAAATCCGGCTGATGCGTTGAAGAAGGCCATGCAGGGGATGAATCCCGCCCAGATGGGACCGATCACGATCAATACCTCGGCTCCGGGTGCGCCGGGTGCCGCTCCCGGAATGGCACCCGGTCCGGGTCAGGCGAATACCCCAAATCTTCCGCAGCGTGGTCCGGTTCAGAACCCGTTCGAATCGATTTCACCCAAGGATTGTTCGTTGGCGGGATGTGGTGAACCTGAGGAGGAGATGGAAGAGGAGCCAAATTATCCAATTCTGTCCCGATTGGCTTCGCGTCCCGCCCGAAGTGAAATGAAGGTCGTTGTGTTTCCGTTTCGGATCATGCTCCCGAACTCGTTCCAATCAGTAATAGAACAGATCAACGATGCGATTCCGGACGTGAAAATGATCATCGAGAACAATCGTAGCGGTCTCGTGGTGGAATCGGAGACTGATTTGTGTGCGATTACGAATCAATTGGATGAGATGAAGTCCGCCAAGGCCAAGATGGTTCTTGAGAATCTTATGCGAGCAGTGACATGACCCTGACAGAGTGGACCGACCAAACCGTCGCCGGGATCATTACGACACTTCCCTTGCAGGACGAAACCTATACGGGAGCCCTTGTTACAACCTATATCAGTGGCGCTGGTGGTTGGGTTCCTGACTCTGGACTCGATCCCACCGGGCCGGGTGTCATGGCTAACGGTGCGAGCCCCGCCACGGCCATTGCGGCAATCATTGCGGATCAGTACTCCCGGATTTATGAATCCTCTCTGACGCTCTCCCTAGACTTGAATTTCAGGACCATCAACCATCTCACCCCCGGGTTGTCCGAGGTTGCCGTTCGAGCCGCTATTGACGGACCCATCCGGGACGATATCTCGGATTTTCTTATTTCCAAGGGATTCGACGTATCGAACCTTGCCCTGAATGCGTCTACCACGACTGTTGATGGCGTTTTCAATGCCGCGCGTCGGGTAGCATTGGAAGTGGAAAGCCCCGTTCTGTCGGTCTGTAATGTGGGTCTTAGGACCGCACGTACCCAATACGGATTGGACGTTTTGTGGTCGATCAGCCACGCGTACATCAAAACCAATTCTCCGGTGGCGTTGATTATTAAGAAATATACGTCCTCCGCGTATACAACTATTGACTCCGGGGTTACCTATTTCTACCTCGTAAAGGTCGATCCGGTGACTAAAAGAGTTATCAGTGGAACCAAGACCAACCTGTAAAAGAGATTACATGTTCGAACATCAGATTCATCGTGAAAGAAATCGGGCAAATCATTTCATTTCCCTCGGGGAGAAAGACGGGCACCCATCCTATATGGATTTCACCTCGTTCATGATCAACGCCGAGCAGGCGGACGTAAAACGTGGTTATGGATACGAGAAGGACGGGGTCAAGTATGGACCCGCCGGGGCGATTGAAATCGAACGCGCGCTAGAATACGCCCGTTATGTGGAGCCCTTTCTTACGGGTGAAAACATGAATAAGTTCAATACTGTTCAGCGTCAGAGGACGGGAATGGTCTTCTTGAACAAAAAGGGCGAACCCGTTCGGGGCTACTCGTTCTTCTCGGATATGTCCGAGAAAAAGGAAAAAGAAACTTCGTGAATGAGATAATCTTTCTCACCAAAAAAGATCGAGACCGGTTGTCTGATATTAGTCAGACGACCGGCGTGCTATCCAAGGCGTTGGCACAAGAACGCGACGACATTTTGTCTCGTCGCAAGACACTTCGGCAAATGACCATCGCCGAATGTCAGACGATGAAGGTCGAGATCAATCAAAAAATAGCCAAGATCGCGGCAATTGGCCGGGTCGAACACACGCGTATATTTTTGTCCATCCTTCAACAACTGGATGAGCGCATTTACAGTTTGATGCGGAATCCCCCTTCTAAGGAACCCGTAGATGCCAACGCCATCCGTCTCCAGAAAGCTCGCAAAACTAATCCTCTTGCCCGTCCAGTTCGAAGTCGCTGGGCCGCCCGAACTGTTGTTGGAAATCCAATCCGTGATGCTTCTGAACCCGAAGAGTGATTGGGATCGGGCCATCCGTCGCATCTATGAGAATTGGGCCGTGACGTGTTCAATCACGGGGGAACCGATTCCTCTGAATGACCTTTTATATTGGAATTGTGAGACACAAGCGGTTTACGCGAGACCATAATTGATCGAACTAAATAGGGAAGTGGTGGTCCTACTTGATTTTGTGTTTTGTCGGGATACATCGACACTAACTAGAGTGTATTCGGACTAAGGAGAAAACTCGTGGGCCGATCCAAAGTAGTATTAAAATCGAGAACGAAGGTCCAATATGGAGATCAATCCTTCACGAAAGAAGAATGTCTGAATGATCTTCTGAAAGAACAAGAGTCCGTTGGAGACTCTCCGATTACGCGAAAGCGTTACCGTGATAACGGGAACATTCCCGAAGTCGTCTACGAGGCACTATTTGGGACCTTTTTGGAATTCCGTCGCGCAGCGGGAATCATCCAAACCCGTGCCCAGCAGACATTGAAGTCTGCAATTGCTCGCTCGGTGGCAACGGATAATCTTCGAAAGGTTTGGATCGACCGGACCTCGTATGGCGAGATGTACCGGAAAGATTCTGGCAATCGTCACCGAATCATTATCGGTTGTAATGATTTGCATGACGCGGAATGTGATCCGTTTATGCTTCGCGTTATGATTGATACGATCAAGCGGGTTAAACCAGACGTGATCGTCTCAAACGGGGATCACTTTGATTGCCCGGAATTCGGAAAATATCCGAACGATCCCCGCGAGTGGGACGTGGCCGGTCGAATCAAATCCGGTTTGGAGATTTTTCGACAGATGCGCGAGGCCGCTCCTGATGCAGAAATTGACCTGATCGAGGGAAATCACGAGGCCCGGGTGATTCGTTTCTTCACCGAAGTTGCTCCGGCGGCGAAAGCCTTATTGGCCGATCTCCATGGAATGGACATGCGGAAATTCTTCGGTCTTGATCGGTACGAGATTAACTATATCGCAAAGACCGATATGAATGGCGCATACGCGGACGCGGGGATCAAAAAAGAAGTACGTCGGAACTACAAGACGTATTACAATTCGGTATGCGCGCATCATTTCCCCGCCGGTCGTCTGCTTGGAATTCCGGGATGGAATGGACATCATCACAGCCATTTGGTTCAGCATTTCTACAACAGCACCTATGGTCCGTATGAATGGCATCAGTTCGGATCGGGCCACCGTAGGGATGCCACCTATACGGATGGTCAGAAATGGGCCAACGGATTCGGTATCTGGCACGTTGATACGCAATCCCGACAGGCCCTTGCGGAATACGTTCCCGTGGGTATGACCATGGCGGTAGCCGCCGGAAAGGTCTATCACCGGCAACCCGACGAGTTCTATGACGCCCTATATCCGATGACCGACTCATCTCGAATCGTTCCCTTCGTGGACGAAAAACCGAAGAAGAAATAATGCCCGACCTAGGACCGTTATTTCCGCCGGAACCCCCCACCGTGGTGAACCCCCGGATGTATCAGGTCTACGTGATGAACGACACCGTGACTCCAATGGAATATGCCAAAACTCTATTCTTGGAAATATTCTCCGTAACCGAAACGGACGAGATATTCCGGATTCTCCACGACAAGGGTCAGGTTTGTATCGGGACATACACCCGAGACGTGGCCGAAACCAAAGTCCTCCGGGCCATGCTACGTGCCGAAAAAGCCGGATATCCACTCGAATTCCAAATCATTCCCGATCTAGAAGGTCTCGGACCCCTGATTGATATATAAATTTCTACTGTTGAGGTATTGCGGAGATTAAGCCCGCTAATCTCCGCATAATTTTTTCTTCGGCCCTAAATAGACGGAGAAAATTTGAGGACACGATGAACAAAGTATTCGTATTCGTTCGCGGGGAAGAGACGGAGTTGAAAAAAACTCTGATCCGGGAGCTTATCGGTGCGTTCGAACCGGGTTCCTATATGCACGTGAACCTTGATCAATACGGTACTGTAGATCGAAAAACTGCCCATCGGATGACCAAAGAATCCATGCGAAACGCCCTTAAATGGGATACGCCGAGATGTTTCATCATCTCAAACCCCTCCCTGAATCCCCCAGATTGGGATTCCTACCTGAGCCTCGCCACCCCGGGAACCGTGGCATTGGGAATCGACGTGATGCCCGAAAATCAAAATCAATTAAATTTACAACTACGAAATGTACGGGAATTTATTGTATCAGTCTATAAATACCAGTGTGTAAAACTGAGCGATGATATTTCCGGGGTAGTTCGGGAGATCAAACGGATTGTAAAACGAGGAGAGTGTTGATGTTTGATGCGGAAACAATATTGAAGCCGACGACGATTCAGGTGGGTCCGCTGGTGGTGATGCTCCAGTTGTTGGCGCGGACCCAGACCGAGTGTCGTCGTTTTGATGGATCGTCCGCGATTGCGGATCATGAATTTTCGACTATTGGAAATTCCCGGGATGCGATTGTTCGGGCGATTTATGATGCCACTGGTATCAACTATGACGGTGCCATGGTTGAGATCAGGAAAGCGGAAAAGGCAGCGGCAAATCTACCAGTAAATGAAATTTCAGAGGAGAAGAAGTGATGAATGATGTGATTCCCAAGGGTACTCGGCATTTTGCCACCTATAACCGTGCGTCCGTAATGGTCCTCGGTTTCCATGCAGCGACGAATAATGTGTTCGTTGTGAATCTGGAACAACTCCCCTACGATGAGGCGAACGAATTGGTGCGTCTTGCGATGTCCCCCGTGGCGCAAAAGTCCGACACAATGGCTACGCTTCTCGCGAACCAGACCCATTCGAAGTCGGGAAAGAACTGGCTTGAGATCATCTGGGGAAACAAGGGCAACCGTTGGGTTGGTTCGACGTTCCCGGACAACCTCTCCGATATGAATCAGGACCAGAAGAATTTCTTCAAGGGTTTCGGTCGTACTCTGGATGAGTCTGTGGTTGCCACCGAGGAGCAGGCCGAGAAGAACCACTCGTTCCGTTCACAGACCCAGCCCCTTCTTAGTGACCCGGTTCCGGTGTCGCCGATTGCTCTCGAAGAGGCAAAGATATTCCAGAACGAGGCACCCGTACAGGCCACGGGAAACACCGAAGTCGTGGAAATGCTCCGTAAGCAGAACGAAGACCTGATGAAGACCCTGATGTCTCAGCAGATCACGATTGACCGTCTCACCAAGAAGGTTCCGGTCAAGAGCAAGCCCGGTCCCAAGCCGGGAACCAAGCCGAAGATCGTTACGGGTCGTCCGACCCCGGCTGCGGTATTCGAGCCCATTTTGGTAGAAACCCCACCTCAGGCTTGATTTTTGAATCCTCGTGGGATACATCAAGGGGGCCTCGTGCCCCTTTTTTGTTTGGAGAAGATTATGCTTTGTTCTGACCTTGCCCCTTTCGTGGGAAAAGTAGTAGGAATCGATTTCCTCAACGGAATGCCCCAGATCATGACCAAGATTCTGGAAATCGATCACGTTAAGAAGACCGTTAAGACGAAGGATTGGTTGATCCTGCATCCGATTCCCCAGCAGAACTCGGTTCAGATCGTCCCCTATGGGTTTCCGTTCTACTCCCCGGTGAAGTCTGCGACGATTGAGGCCGACCGAATAGGTCTTATCCTCACGCCCGAGCCGAACTTCGTCAACAAGTACAACGAGGCCACCTCCCCGATCAAGCTTGCCCCGGATTTGGCGAACATCGATCTCTCGCAGTTCTCCAAGCCACTGGGAAGCTGATCGTGTACGTCTACACGGCTCCAGAAATAATCCCCGAGGAGTACCTCACCTCATTGGACATGCAGTGTTTGACGACTTCATCGCCACTTTGCGGAAGCTCGGCTACAAAGTTTGGCAGGTAGCGGGATGAGAACGATTCCCGAACTGGTAACCCGTCTGGTCGAAATGAACGGGGGCAACGCCGCTCTCGCTGCCCAGCAACTTGGCTCGTCAGCGGCCAGCCTCTCCCGCTACCGCGCCGGGGCCCGACCTCGGAAATCTGTCGAAGCTCGCCTGCATAGTCTTGTTGAGAGCGGGGGCGATCTGGTCGAGCAGGCGACACGAACCAAGGAAACAAACCGGCTTCTACAGCTTGAGCAAGCTATCGCCGGCACCTTGAACGCCCTCCGTGAGGAGTTTCACCGCACGGCAACGATCTCAAAGCGTCAGGACGTTCTCGATCTGGTGGCAGCGCTTGTCTTCGCTCACGTCACCAGCATCGACTTGAAAAATGTCCGATACCTCGATCATCACCAACACCGCCACAGCAACCTAGGAGGAACAGAACATGCACACGATACAGCACACTAACCCGGATGGAACGGTAGTCACCGTGTACGTAGGCGACTACGTATGCGTCTGGGACGGCGTGACCATCGGCAACGGCGTGACCATCGGCAA